CAGTAGAAAAAATAAAATATCTTATTGTACACGACATGGATACGAATTTATCGAAGACGATTCGATATATGATACTTCTAGACCTATTCCTTGGAGCAAAATTCCTTTAATATTAAAATATATCGACAAGTATGATTACATTGTCTGGATTGACGCTGATATTCTTATAATGAATTTGACTATTACTATCGAATCTATTATTGAAAAATATAAAAACTTCGATATTATTTGTGGAAGTGACTGGAGAATGATTAATACCGGGTTCATGATCATGACAAACTCAACATTCTGTAAAGATTTCCTATCATCCGTTCAGACAAATGTATATGATCCTAACGAAGATAAAAATGAGAGATATTTAAATTGGGAACAAGGATCGTTTATAAATCTGCATGATCGTAATTATATGAATTGTGTTTCTCATATAAAAGTAACCCAACCAGATGAAATGAACTCATATTGGTATAACTTTTTTCCAAATCATTTTGTTATTCATTTCGCTGGTGTTCGTGGAGATTTACTTCAGTATTTGTTAAGAGATTACTATCCAGAACGACTTGATACAGATACAGATGATTCATATAATTCACGAATTGAATGGTTAGCAGGACCAGTAAGAGATTATTTAGATGAAAAACTAAAACATGATAAAGAAAGAGAAATGATGTTTATTAAAGAATCACAATTTAAATATACAGATTTATTAGAACAATTTATTATTTATGAATATCCCATTAATAAAAAAATTAGAATTGGTAATAAACATGACGGTGGATATGTAATTCCAAATCTACAATATACAAAATTATTTTCTTTTGGTGTTTCAAATGATACTTCATTCGACGAGCAATTTGCAGAACAATATAATGTTGAATGTCATTTGTATGATCCTACAATAAACGACATTCCTAAACATCATAAAAGTTTATTCTTTCAAAAAATTGGTTTATCGTCAAGTGAGACAACAAAGAAAATTAATAATATGGATTGTAAAGTTAATACTCTCGATAATTTGTTGAAAGATTATAAAGATAATACAATGTTTTTAAAGATCGATATTGAAGGAGATGAATATGAATCTATAAATGTTACAAGTAACGATACTTTGAATAAATTTATGTGCATCGTGTTAGAAATACATTGGTTGTCTGATAGAAAACTAAGTAGTAAGATTGAATTCCTTAAAAAAATGAATGAATTGTTTTATATAATTCATATACATGCTAATAATCATTCTCCTGTCAATATTATAGATAATTTACATCCTTTACCTGATGTTTTAGAATTAACATATATTCGTAAAGACTTGTTAATTGATCCTATATTATCAACCAATATTTTTCCTACAGAATTAGATAATCCAAACCACGGTATGCTCAAGGAAATTGAATTGGACTTTTATCCATTTCGCCCTTTTTATATTAGTTTGTCTACTATACCTTCTCGAATTCCTCGTTTAAATGAAATTCTTGATTCGCTTGTAAATCAAACTGTAAAACCACGTAAAATATTTGTAAATGTTCCCAAGTTTTATGATAGATTTAAAATGGATTATGTTGCTCCTGATTTATCGAAATATGACAGTAACGTAGTTGTCTTAAATGTTGTTGATACAGATTACGGACCAGCAACAAAATTTTTACCAATCATGAACATGATAGATGTACATCATGATGATATGGTAATTATTGTTGATGATGATATTGTATATGATAACAATATGTGTGCAAATTTGATTAAAGATAGTTATAAGAATCCTGATTCTGTAATTACAACATTTGGTATAACAAATGGAGAATATTTATTTAACCAATCTAGATGGATTGTAGATAAAAATACTCAATATCTTGAACCATGTGGATTACGTGAGAAAACTGAAGGATTTATTGACGTTTTTGAGGCATTTAAAGGAACTCTATTGAAGAAGAAGTTTTTTAATAGAGATGTATTTGATTTTGAGGATTTAGAATTTAGATTTTGCGATGATGTGTATTTATCTGGACATGTTTTGAAGAATGGATATACTATAAGAACGTCAGTTTACGATAATAAAACTTCATTTTTACAAAATAATATAGATGCACTATGTGATAATGTAGAATTGAGAAATAAAAGAATGACAAATTGTGCGATGCATTTTAAAGAAAAATATGGTATATGGTAAGAAATTTAATTTAATTTATTTTATTTTCTTAATATAAAATGAACTCACCAAAAAATAAAAAACTCTATAATAGAATTAAGTCTGAAGCTAAAAGAAAATTTAAAGTATGGCCGAGTGCTTATGCATCTGGATGGGTCGTTAAAGAATATAAAAGTCGCGGTGGTAAATATACAGGTAAAAAATCACCATCTGTTGGTATATCAAGATGGTATAAAGAAAAATGGATCAATGTTTGTAAATTACCAAAAAAAGTATCATGTGGAAGAACTAAATTATCATCACAATGGAAAAGGAATTATCCATATTGTCGTCCATCAATAAAAGTTACTTCTAAAACACCAAAATTAGCTTGGGAGTTAAATAAGAAAGAAATATTCATGAGATGTAGAAAGAAAAAAAGAAATCCTATGAAAAGGATTATTTAATGATAAAATATATTTTTTATAAAAAATATATTTATAATAAAAATGGAAATGGAAAAGAAAAAATCTCATTATAAATTAAGAAAAAGGAAATTGGTAAAGTCTCCTTCTCCACCTAAAAAACAAAAGCGTGCAAAATTACCTGACGTAAAAATAAAAGAAAATGAACTTAAAAAAAGGTATAATAAATTAATGAATAAAAAATCAGAAGAAGAAGTTTCACCTGTTTACGATGTTTCAATTACGCAAACTAATCAAAATGCTATTGAATTAATGAAAATGTTACCTGAAAGAAATATAACTGAAGAAGAAATTGTAAAAAAATATAATACATTTTTATTAAATACTGATGATGATAAAAACACACAATTAACAACAATAAAAACGTTAAGAAAAACTGAACTTATTGTTGATATGGTAAATAATACAGAAGGTATGATTGATGGTGTAAAAGATAATTTAAAAACAATTTTAGATTTCATGCAACAATATAAAGTAGAAAATGATAAAAAATTTGAAGAGTATGATAAACAGTTTAATAAAAATATCAAAGATATGATGAAACTAATAGAAGAAGATAGAAAAAATATAAATTCAAATAATGAAAAAATGATGAATATGTTAGCTGAAAATATTAACAAAGGTGATATAAAACAGTTAGAAGAAGATACTTATCAACTAAAAAATATATTAGCGTCAGGAGTTAAGAATATTATCAAAAATTTATTATATAGTCCTATTACATTATCAAATATAATAGTATTTAAACCTGCTATATATTTTTTTCATCATACTTTTGGTAAATGGTTTTATTATATATGGGGCGGTCTTATGTTTTTACTAGTTATCTTACTGTTATTTTCATTATATATTAACTTACAATATTATAGTCCAACATTATTTAATTTAATACTAAAAACATTAGATTTATTTAAAATTTGTATATCACATATATTATCAAATACTAATTCTCAAATTGTAAAGTATTTTAGTAATACAATAGATATTTTAAAAGAATACATTTATAACGGAGTCAACAATTTAAATTTATATAATATAGTATCTAATTTATTTAATAATATTATAAATTATATTGTAGGTTCTATAAAATCAAAACTAACATTTTCATTATTTGATGGTGGTTTATCTAAAATTAAATATCAAATTATTGTCAATAATGACAAATTAAAACTTGTAAAAGTTAAATTATTAAAGTCATCAAGACTAAAGTCATCAAGACTAAAGTCATCAAGACTAAAGTCATCAAGACTAAAGTCATCAAGACTAAAGTCATCAAGACTAAAGTCATCAAGATCATTTAAAAAGAAATCATCGTCGAGAAAGTCATCTTCATCTAAAGTTAAAAATGATTTTTAAATATAATATTAACATAAATGTTTAAATGTTAAAAGACATAATTTCAGTATATATATTGTTAAAGATTTTAATGATCATATTATCTTTTTTTGATAAAATAAGTATAACTTTGACATATGCAATAAAGATATATTTATCATATATATTAATATCGTGTATAAAAGATATGATATATGATACATATACAAATAAAAAATATGGATTAATAAAAAAAATATTATATTTTTTTATAGGCTTTTTATTAGCTTTAATTTTATAATTTCATTTTATATACAAAATGAAATTACAATATATACATAACATATTATTATTTATATATCTTCATTATAATCAGGATTATATCGAATATCAATATCAACAAAGGATATATTAAATATATTAAATTTTAATTTATTAATTATATTTTCAAAACACTTTTCTATTACCATACAAGGTTTATTATTAATTGCAAATAATAAAGCAGTACTTATATCCATTTTTCTAGTATAAAAGAAATCACCGAAAACAGTATCTACATTTATACATATCCTGAAAGATTCATCAGTTATTGTTCTAATATAATAACAATAATATTCGTCGTCTTCGTCATATATTTCAGATATACGTGAGAAATTTTTACTAACAGCAGTTATACATTTGTCATCATTAAACATTTTATTTATAATCGTCTTAAGTTCATTTACACATGGATTTGTATTTCCAACATAGTAAAAGATCTTCGACGACAATTCACTTGGTAAAAGTGCAATGTTTTCCATTTTATGTATATTTTTGTGATTAACTTGAAAAATAATTTCATTTTTTTCTTCTCAGTATTCGTCGTAATCATAGTCGTCATCGTATTCATCGTCATCAACAAACACAATATTAAATATATCAAAATTTAATTTATTCATAGTTACTTCTTGATAATAATCTTCTATTATTACACAACATTTACGAGTTATAGCCAGAAGTATAGCTTTACTTACATTCATTTCTTTTCTATACATAAAGTCTCCTATAAAATCACTGTATGAAATATACAATCTGTATATATGTTCTTCGTCATCAATACTTGATTCATAAGAATATACATTATCATTTCTATCACAATACATCTTACTATCATTTAGTTTAGATACAACATCAGTAAGTTCTTTTATATATGGAACTGTATTTCCAACATACAAAAAAATCTTTGAGGACAATTCTCTGGGTAAAAGTGAAATGGTTTCCATATTTCTTCTATTATTTATGCGAAATCTTAAAAATAAAAATCATTTTTTTAATAATTCATAATAATAAAATGATTGATATTGAAGGACAAAATATATGTGAATTATATAGAAATATAAAAAGAATTGAAGGTGTCCATACAGGCGCATCTCCTACTGATGCATGGATTATATTTTTAAACAATGTTAAATATAATAACAAAAAAATTAATAAAGTATTTGCAAAGATATTTATCGATTTGGACAATGATAAACTTTATGATTATATAAAATATACAGATGAAAATTTATACTATTCTCTAATCGGTTTAGAATACGAAGTTGAAATGTATAAAACAATCACACCATTAGTTAATTATAATATATGTCCTAATTTTGTTAGATTTATTGGTTTCGGTAAAATGTGTACTCATGATAATTTATTTAATATGTTAAACGAGAAACAACACAAAAAATTTGATAGAAATATAAAAAATAATATGTTAAAATATCATACTAAAAATTATGGATTGAATGATGCTACAGATAAAAATGTAAGTAACAGTATGATAAATGACATTGACATTAATATAAAAGATATTAAATTTAATATTATTTTAACGGAGACATTTGAAAATTATTCAAGTTTTCATAATTTGTTAGTAAATAACAAACTAAAAAAAATAAATATAACTAATATCTTATTCCAAGCATTAGTTGCTTGTTATACATTGTCATTATCAAAAATAGCTCATAATGATTTACATTCAGGTAATATTATCGTGAAAAGATTGAAATCTCCAGTAAATATAGTTTATATAATAAATGATGAACCATTTATAATTAATACATATTATAGAGTATATTTATTTGATTGGGACAGAGGATATTGTAAGAGATTAGGAGATAATGACTCAATAAAGTTTTTATACAAAGAATTCAGCCAAATCAATACCATTATTGATAATAAAGATATATTAAAATTATTGTGTCATGTATATAAACATGATAGAGATATAAAATATTTGAAATGTCTGACAAATAAAAGAAAGAATATGGAAAAATTGCTCGAATTATATGATAATAAAAGATGTAATTTTAGAATAAATGGTGAAACCCCGGTAGATATATCTTTTTTTTCTAATTATAACAAACCTTATGATATAATTGTAAATTTTTATCAGTTAATGCCTTATATTGATATGTCAAGTATAGCAATAGATAAGAAAGATTTCTATATAATTAATAACTCATTTTTTAATAAAGAAGATGGTAATATTAATCTAAAATTAATGAAAAATATCTTTAAAGATACTTATTCTAAATACAAAGTAATTGAGAAATTATCTTTACAAAGAAGTTCTTATTCTGTCAAGAAGAAAAAGAAATCAAAGAAAAGGAAGTCAAGATCAAGATCAAGATCAATATCTAGAACTAAATCAATGTTAAACAAAAATATGAAAAATAAAAGCTTATTTTAAAAATGAAAATTATTTAAAAAAATTATATGGATACATATATAAATATGACAACAACTTCAAATTTTCAAGTAAAACCTGATTTTTATATGTCTAAGGAAGAATGTATATCATCTCTGAAAAATAGAACACAAACAAATAAAAGATATAAAAACTTTTATCAAACACATTTTACAGCAGGTGATGAAGAACAGTTTCAAAATTATAGACATGATGAAAATAACCATGATGAAAACAATGAAAATATATCATTAGAAGATAATATATTTTCTAATTCGAAAATAGATTTATGGGAAGGATATGAAAATTTAGAAACTCCAGTAGTATTGAATACTTTTCGATATATATTTAATAAGTTTAAAAAAGGTATATTTGTAAAAATTGTGAATAATAAATTAAAGGTTTTTTTACCATTTTCAAATGCAAATTTCACAAATGAATGGAGTCATAAAATAAAAATTCCAGATAGTAGTGTGTTTAAATATATATCTAGAATAGATGGTAGAGAATACAATGAAAAGAGCTTGAATATTTTTAAAAATACATGGTACACAAATAATTGTCTAATAAGACATGAATTTCCATTGAATGAAGGTGATACAAATGTTTCAAATATAAAAAATATGTTAGATGAATTATGTGAACATCGTAAAATACCAGATATAGAATTCTTTATAAACAGAAGAGATTTCCCTATACTAACAAAAAATTATTACGAACCTTATTATGATATATGGGATTCCGAAAAACATCCATTAGTATCTCATAAGTTTGATAAATATCTTCCTATATTATCAATGTCAAAAAAAGAACATTATGCAGATGTTTTAATACCTACACATGAAGATTGGTCAAGAGTACAGTTTAAAGAAGGGAAATATTTTGTAAAGTCTTCGAGAAGTTGTGATGATGATAATTTTACTATAAAATGGGAAGATAAGAAACCTATAGCTGTATTTCGTGGTAGTTCAACAGGTTCAGGTGTAACAATTGATACAAACCAAAGATTGAAAATAGCTTATATATCTTCCCTAAACAAAATAGATAAAACAGATAATTTACCTTTTATTGATGCAGGTATAACAAAATGGAATGTTAGATTAAAAAAATTAATGAACCAAACAGAATTAAAAACAATAGATGTAGATAAATTAAATTTAAAATTATTTCCTACACTGACATATGAAGAAATATGTGGATATAAATATATTATTCATATAGATGGTCATGTTTCAGCTTTTAGATTATCTTCTGAATTTAGTATGAATTCTGTATTACTCATTGTAGAATCGGATTGGAAAATTTGGTATTCTGATCTATTAAAACCATATGAACATTATGTTCCTGTTAAGAAAGATTTATCTGATATAATAGACCAAGTAAAATGGTGTAAGAATAACGATGATAAATGTAAACAAATTGTAGAAAATGCTCGCAAGTTTTATGATACATACCTTAATAAAAAAGGTATTTTCGATTATATGCAAAAAGTTATTATGTCAATAAAAGAAAAAACAGGAACATATTATTATCTAGATAGGAAATTAATTGATATACAGATTGAACGTCAGCAAAGTATAATGAAGTCTTTAAAATATCCTGAAACAGATAAGACAATAGAAGATATACATAATATTCCGGAAATAGGAAGATGTTATGGGTTGTTAAAAGGTATACATTATATAATCATGATGATCGAAAATAAATTAAGTAATTACCTATTTAAAAATGATCTTGTATTCAAAAACAGAAACGTTGATATTTACAAAACAATGTTTATGAATTTTAATTTTATAATTAAAGATACACATGGGAATAAAATAAAAGAAAATATTCATGAAATTTTCGTAGGAGTAAAATGTATTAATCATATGATAAAATATATACCTAATTTTTGTTATACATTTGGTATGATAAATGATTCAGAACTTATTTATGAATATATAGAAGGACAAAGTTTATATGATTATATTAAATCTGATAGTTTCTCATTCGAGATATATATTAATATATTACTTCAAATATGTCTGACACTACACGTAGCACAGAATATGTGTTGTTTTGTACATTATGATTTATCACCTTGGAACATTATAATACAAAAATTAGATAAACAAGTAGAGATAGAGTATGTAATATCTCATGATAAAGTAATAAAATTTAAAACAAATATAATACCTATAATAATAGATTATGGTAAATCACATGTAGTATATGATAATATTCATTATGGATACGTAAATGTATTTAAGTTTAGTACAAGTCATGATATAATATCTATATTAATCATATCAATGTATCAGATATTAGTAGATCAAAATATATCACATAAAGACTTTTCAAATCTGATGAAATTATCGAATTTTATTACAGGTACTAAATTTAGAAAAGAACAGTTCACAAATTTGAAAGAATTGAAAAATTTTCTGTATACATCAAAAAAATACTCAAGTTTATTATACAGTGATAAATATGATTTGGAAAATGTTACACCCATGAATTTATTTGATTATATCACTTCTAAAATAAAATATACTTTTGATTATTCTGTCCAATTTACTTATAAATCTTTCATGAATAAATATAATAAAAATCAAGTATTTGAATACATATTATCCAATTCAGAAAAAGAAAAACAAGATTCATACTTAAATGTCTTAAAACAATTAGATTATAATGATATTCATTACGATAATAATATAGAATTGGTATACAATACCCAAAAAACATTTAATATTATAAACGATATTTTAGTAGCTTGTGGTAAAAATGTTAAAATAAAGCTGATATTAAAAAATATATTGAATAAATATAAAAAATGCTATAATTCTGTTAATATTGTAGATGACATATTTTTCAAAGAAGACCTTCAAAAATATACAGATGATATATTATTAATTACACCTCCTGAAAATTTAGAGAAATACAAGGATACTTCCAAATATATAAAATACAAACATATGATTACAATGATTCTATTAAATAATAATAAGAATACAGTAAATAGTAGTATTAATATAAAAAATTATGAAAATTTACTTAAAATTAATAGTAGTACATTAATTAATAACAATGCGAATTATAATACACTAAAAGAATATAAAAAATAGTCAAAAAAATATAAAAATATCTTTAAATAATAAATAATTATAATTTTTTTCTTTATTTTCTTTCTATACTATAAATAAAAATGGATGAAAAATTATTAATTCTTCTTGGTCTAGGTAGTATATTATATCTAGCCACATCTAATTCAGATGATAATGATGATGGTTGTGATAATAGTGATGAAATAAATTATGATACATTTCGTCAGAACGTTCCACAACAATACGATTATTTTAATGAATTTTATGAACAACCACACCAACAAACTCATAATAATGCAGTAAAACCTACAAACACTCCTACTTATCCTCCTCATGTGACTCAACATCCTCGTGAGACTAAATATCCTCAACACCCTCATGAAACTAAACATCCTGTACAATACAATAAAAATGAACATTTTGAACATCAACAAGATGTTTCACCTTTATATTTTGGAAATATGGTTCAAGAAAATTACATTCCTTCTGATTATCATACTACTAACAGTTATAATTCTAATGACTCAGGTATTCCTATCCCTGTTTATGATGAAAAATCAGGAAACGCTCTACCTATTGGAGATATGACTGATATGGCTGCCGGAGAAAATAACAAATATATTTATGATAGAACTATCGGTAGCATTGGTTTTACTTCTACCAAGATAGGTGGAAGACGTAGAGGTCAAGCTGATTATATTAGAGGTGATTTACCTATCCTTCCCGATAAAGGTGCATGGTTTCAAGTATCTGCTGATGTTACTAACACTTTATTGGACGGTGCATTAAATGTCAGCAATGGAATTGGAAACAATCCTGAACCTGCTCGTGTTCCTACAAGTGGAGGTTCAGGTGCACAACATGCTCTAAGTAAATCAGGTAAGTATTGTGATGATGATTTACCTCCTCTTGAATTAGAAAAATGTTTACGTGATGAATTATACACCAGACAAGCAGAAGGTAAACCTATTTCTATGAGAGATTTGAAAGGTGCTTTTACAACAGGTCTACAAATCTAAATAAAATTATAAAAAAAAAATTTTTTTTATAATTCATTATATAAAAAAATGAATTATTTAATGATAGGAACTGATAATCTTTTATATGGAAAAAGAATAAGACTTAGTGAACCAAAACAATTAATCGATGATAAAATATTGGTAAATGGTGTAAATATTCCATTAAAATATTTAAAAATTACACAAATACAAGATGGTACTTTTGTAGCAATTGGTGTTGACTATCTTATATATACAAAACAATATTTTTATTCACAACCAGTACAAGTTGGTATTGGAAGTTTTAAAGATTTTTTTCAAATTAAAAATGGAACTTTCGTAGGTATTGGTACTAATAATCAAATTTATACAAAATCAAAATTAACAGATAACCCTGTATTAGCAAAAAATTCCGGAGCTTTTTTAAAATTAATTGAATTACAAGATGGTTCTTACGCTGGTATTGGTACTAATAATTTAATTTATACAAAAGCAGATTTAAATGCAATACCTGTACAAGTAGGAACTGGGAATTTTATTGATTTTATTCAATTAAAAGACGGTAGTTTTGCATTGATTGGTACTGGAAAAGAATTATATAAAAAAGCAAAACTAAGTGATATGTATACAATGACAGCTGATTCTAATGTTGGAGCAAGATTCACAAAACTTTTTTTAGCACAAGATGGTTCTTTAGTTTTATTTGCAACAAATAGTAAAATTTATACAAAAAAAAATATTGATGTAAATGATCATACTCCTTCTATAGATGAATTTTTTTCATATTTTACTAATAATTACTACCCACCTGTAGTTTACGGAAAAGATTTTAAATGTCAACTTAGATCGGAATCAGGTAATTATATACCTGTAGGTGTTGCTAATGGAATACCTTTCTGTTTAAATGAAGGAGGTGATGGATGTGATTGGAGTTTAAAATCTATGGAAGCTTGTACATCAAAATACGCTGGTAAAAGTTTTAATTACAATAAAGTTTATACAGAACCAGCAGGTAATTGTACTTCACCTATAAGTTGGTACAATCAATCATGTGATGCATATAAAGAATTAAATGCACCTACTGAAGCACCTACTCAAGCACCTACTCAAGCACCTACTCAAGCACCTACTGAAGCACCTACTGAAGCACCTACTCAAGCACCTACTGAAGCACCTACTCAAGCACCTACTGAAGCACCTACTCAAGCACCTACTCAAGCACCTGTTAAAGATTCTTCAAACAATTTAATTATAATTGGCGGTGTTATACTTGTAATTGGTATTATTGTATATCTAAACTGGCCTCAACAAAAAAAATCTTCATAAACCAGAAGATGAAGTAATTTTATGATTAAGTAAATGTAATGAATCATAAACATCATTCACCATTATCGTTTTAGTGTTATGTTCAGAATTAATAACAATAATTGTAGATATAATTTCATCTAATTTAAGTTCTATAATTTTTCTAATTTTTTCATTACACTCTTCTGAAATACTTTTGACACCGGCTCGTCTAGATAATTTATTTATCGAAGATTTGTTTAAATAATCCATTTATATTTTAATTCATTATTTTAAATTAAAATATACACATAGATTTAAAGATTTTATAAATAAATAATTATATGGAGCTTAAAAAAAAAAGTCATTATTTTGAAATATATATTTCTAAAGTTTTGAAGCAAATTTCTGAACATAGTGCTATTACGTTAAATGCTAAACAACAACTTAATAGTTTTTTACTTATAATTTTAAAATGTATATGTACTTATATTTTTAATTTAATTTCTATTACAAAAAAGAAGACAATCACTATCAAAGAAGTTGAAAATTCACTAAAACTTGTACTTTCTGGAGAATTACTATCAAATTCAATTAAAGAAGGTAATAAGTCTTGTGAGATATACACTACCAATGATATTAAAGGTAATAGACAAAATAAAGCTAAAATAATATTCCCCGTTTCAGTTATTGAAAACTTTTTACGAAATAATAATACAAATATTATGATTTCTGCTTTAGTTCCTGTTTATATAGCATCTGTTTTAGAATATTTAACTTATGAGATACTAGACATGAGTGTAATATTAACAAACGAATATAAACATAATAGAATTACTGTTCGGGACTTAGAATTATCTGTTAGAAATGATATTGAATTTGATCTACTATTTAAAAAACATAATATATCATTCTTAGGTGGGGGAGTTATTCCATATATTCATGAATCTCTAATTAAAAAAAAATCAACTTTGTCAATACAAAATATAATAAAACAGCAAAATAAGACATCATTAATATTTTCTAAATTACCATTTAAAAAACTAGTTCGCCATATTTTTAAAAGTAAACTTAATCATCCTATTAAAATATGTAAAAATGTTTTTATTATATTACAATATTTTATTGAACAATACATAATTAAACTATTATATGAATCTAATTTCCTCTCTATACATGCTGGAAGAGTTAAAATGATTCCTATAGATATAGATTTATATGAGTCATTATGTAATAACAAATTAAACCCATATACAACAAGCAATAAAAATATTGAGTTATTAATCTTAAATTCTGACGAAATCTAATTTAAAAATATAAATTTTATTAAAAAAATGTCAAAAAATAAATTAGATTATGAACCTTCACATAAAATGGACGGACAATATGCGATATTAATGGAAACTTCTGGTGAAGAAAATGAATCATGGATGTACTTTATTAGAGTTGATGGTAATGAAGAAAATTTAAAACATCTTCAAACTGAATTAAATAAAGTTGATTGGTATATTTTAGATGATTTAAGCACTTTTGATTTGGATTTAACTCATTATGTAAGTGCTCAAACTGCTAAGGAAATGACTAAAGTTGATTTAAATCATACCTCTTTTCACAGAAAATTTGATGGTGTATTGAAGAAAATTAACTTTGGATTTAAAAAGAAGGATGGTAATGAAACTAAAATATGCAAAACATTTGATGTATTAGGTTATGGTCAGATTGAAAATTTTATCGATGATGAAGACCTCGATGAAGAAGATCTAGTTTCAGAAAATGATGACGACGACAGCGAGGACAGTCACGAAGACAGTGAAGACGATGGCGACGACGAAGACGATGAAGAAGATGATGATGAAGTCGAAGAAGACGACAAAGAAGAAGTCAAAGAAGTTAAGAAAAAAAAGAAGATTGATGTAAAAATCCCTCCATCTTTAAAACATTAATTAAAATTCCATCTTGGTTCATATCTTGTTTGATTATCTTTTCTCATTTGTAAAGCCATTAAATCTTCTCTATGTTCACATGAATGTTGAATCCATGTTAATTGACCTTTATACTTATCTTTTGTAAGTGTCATATTATATTGTGGTTTTATAGAACCCATTGGATCTACATACATTTTAGAATCAATGTAATTACCGTTTTTAAAATTTGGGTTTCTAAAGTTGTCTAATACAACACGTCTATTAGGGAAATAACTAATTTCTCCTCCTTTAATTTCAGAATATGTATTATATTGTTTTGGGATATATTTATCAGCATCAGGATAAGTATATATATTTTCTAATCTTGGAATAGGATCTGGTTTATATTCACAACTATAATTCATTTTTAATATTATAAAATATTAAAAATATTAAAAAATTATTATAATATATTTTTTTCTCTATATAAATCTACTGATTCTTCAGATGTAATATTATCAAATAATAATTTAACCACTTCAACTACATCAAACTCTTTTGTATTCTCAAATCTCTTTTTCTGTAAAGGGTCATCTCCTGTTATATTAAATCTATCTTGTAAACTTGCTTGAAATGTTGCTTTATTTTTTACAATATTTCTAAAGTAATTACAAAATTTTTTAGGATTTGATAGAATAAAAATGTTTTGTATCAATTGTTCACAATCATTCTCTGTTAATGTATTAGTAGATGAATAATTCTTTCTATATTCATTATCATGAAATACATCGTAATAAAGTTTTCTAAATAACTCAATGTAATAAGGTCGTACGTTAGTAATAATTTTATTACTTAGATCTTCTAATCTACAATCCATATTCCAAAATCTCTTATTCTTTTCTACTTTATCCAATATATAAAAACTAAAAGGATCACTGTCGGACGATTTGTTTACAGGTAAATAAATAACATTAAAAAACCCATAACAATTAAATAAGTATCTTTCTATATTATCTTTGAATGAAAACACCGCAGAACTATAGTTTTGAAAATATTTTATATACTCATTATTAAATGGTACAAATACTTGATGATTGGAAACCGATAATTCAAGACAGGTTTTAAATTTTTGTATATCATCCATATCTAGAACCACATTTGTATATCCACTATATAATAATATTCTCATGTCTAAAGAAGATAAACTCTTTGATATGTTTTGCACTACCTTTTTCTCAACATAATTTTTAGAATTAAATATATTAGTTAATGTTGTTGTATGTGATACTAATAAATTTTTATAATCATCATATAACATACTTCCAATAATATTCATTCTAGTCTTCTTAATTACTTCCAAACTTTTATTATAAACTCGAGAAGTTTTTATATTCTCAAAGCATTCATTAAAAATTGGTTTAGCATCTTCAATATTTCTAAAACTCTTTTTTATTATCTCAAAGTTTTTATTAATTTCATCCACCTTACTATTTTTTTCTTCATTACTAGGCTCTTCACTTAGTTTAACACATTTTTTTAGAGATTTATATTTAAAAGATTTCTTCTTTTTATATTCTTCTTCTGCGTCATCATTTTCATCTTCATCTTCTTCATCATTCTCAGCAATCGACGGAATTTTATAAGATGACTTATTATGCGTTTCCATCATTTTTTTATAAAAATTTGTCTTTAACTTTTCCATATTATAAAGTTTCTCATAATCATTTACTGGATTACAATATTCCAAGTGTTTCTCAAGATTATTAATACCTTTGAAGAAACACTCACATTTCTCACATGAAAATAGTATATATTTATATTTTTTACATTTAACAGACCTTTCTAGATGCAATTTTATATCGTTAAATTTCTCACAACAGTATTCACATTCTATATCATTCATTTAATAATAAAATAATTATTTTAAAATAACATTCAATTTTAAAATAAAAATATTAATAAAAAATGATAATAAATACTCTTGATGAACTAATATGCGAAATTAATAATATTAAAGACTTTAACTCATTAGAAACTGTTTTAAAAAAATATAACGGTGAAGATTGGAGAAAATATATTAAACATAATAAAAAAACTTATACAAGGGTCAAAATTTATGAACAATTTGAATTTGAAATTTATTTAATTATATGGGACTCTAATTGTAAAACTCCTATACATGATCATGCAGACAATGGTTGTTGGTTAAAGGTTTTAGATGGTAAAATACATGAGAAAAAATATTCTACTAATTTAGATTTAATACATGATCATATATATGAAAATGGTTATGTAAGTTATATGAATAATACTATAGGTTTTCATAGTATCATTAATTCAGATAAAATATCATATACTCTTCATATATACTCACCTCCTAATCATAAAACAATATACTTTACTTAAATCTCGTTTTTATCAATTATAACTATTATCTTATCTAATTTTTTGTTAATTTCCTCTAAATTTGTAAATGATGTTGGAACAATGGTATTCTTTGAACTTAAATACTCAATAACAGAATGAAATAGACCATTACCTTTAGTTGGTAAAAAAGGCAAAATTTCACTAGATACAAAACACACTGTGGAAAAAATAGAAATATAAAAAGTAGCGTCCATTATTTATTATTAAAAATATAATAATAAAATTTTATTTAAGAATGAATATTTTTCAATCCAAAATAGGATTACACGTAGAACTGTCGTTTTTATTCAAATAATTAACATGTTTTTCTGTTTTCAAATGTTTCTTCCATGAATACTTTCTATATATTGAACCACACTCACATGTAACTGTTATTGATTGACGTTGTTTAATTTTTTCTTTATTTTTTTCAGCATATTCTTTTACTTTAGCTATTTTTTGTTCTTTGTTTTTTACATAATTGTTTTTAATTCTTTCTATTACATTTTCTTTATTTCTTTTATACCAATCTTTCTTACCGTTTGAAACTTGTTCTTTGTGTGTTTCTCTATATTTCTTTCTTTTTACTTTCATTATATCTTTATTTTTTTCTAACCAAGTCTTAGTCAAATTACTTAAATGTTCTTTATTTAATTCTCTATAGACTTTTTTATTTTCATTTCTTTCTTGTTTTTTAGTTTCTTCATCTTTAAAAATAATAAGATTATCATCAATATCATCAAACCATTTTACTGCTTCATCAAATACGTTTGTAAATATGTTGATATCATGTTGTTCTGGTAAAATAAATCTATCTCTGTTTGCTCTTTCTCTAAAATCATCTAATTTATATAGTATCATAAGTTCAATTATATCCATTTGATGTTTATTTTTACATTTTTTTGTATAAATAACATCATGATCGATTCCTTTATTATATCCTGATAATCTTGAATTCAAATCCGATGCTTTACCTATGATGTATGTTCGATTATGGAACTTTGATGTTAACATATAAACAGTATTACTTTCAAATTTGATTTTTTTAGATTTTGTTTTTTCAATAATAAGACTTACGTAAGTATCAGTTGTATTAACTACAATATTTTCTATATTTTGAAACCAATCATAAGAATCGTCAATAACTTTTGTAAATAATGAAATATCTTGATTTTCTGGTAATAAAAATCGTTCTTTCTTTTCTTTGGTTTTATATTGATTTAACTTATAAAGAACCATCATTTCAGCAACCTTCATTTGATACATATTTTTAAAACTTTTATAATAAACTACTTTATGTTCCATACTTTTGTTATATGATGTAAGTCGTGTTTTCATATTTACAGCTTTTCCAAGTAAAAAAATTCTTTCTTTTTCAAGTTCATCATTAGTGACTATATATACAACATTATTATCTGGAAAAGTTTCTCTTTTTTGAAGTCTTACAAATTTATTGGCTAAGACTTGATTTTCTTCTGTCTTTTTTTCAATTTCAATCATATATTCTTCTGTCTTTTTTTGAAGTTCTACATTCAACTTAATTTGATCTTCTAATTGTTTTTGTAATTCTTCATTACTTTTTTCTTTTCCTAATTCGACTTTATCAGTTAGTATGAGTTCTCTTATCCATTTTGAAACTTGTAATGAAAAATTAGAAGAACACCACTGAGCTAATTGTATTCCTAAATCAGGATGAATCCACGTCCCCTGATCATATTTAGAAGTATTACCTTTATATATTTCTACTAATTGTGATAAGTGAATAAGCTTTTCACTTTCAAATTTCTTAATTAATTCTTTTGTCTCTTTTAACTGTAACCAATGATTAACCTTTTTCTTTGCAATTTTGCATAGTCCAGTAGCAAAAATATACCCATCATTTCGCATTTGAATAGTAAAATCGTTACCATCTTCAAGTATTAGCTTACATTTAATTATGTCTCCTATTTTTTCGAAATTAGAAGATGACATTTTGTGAAATATTCTTTGATTTATAATTATTAATTATAAATCTTTAAACCACAATTACAATTTAGTTTTATATTTTTATTAGTTTAAGCGAAATCCCTGCATCCCTTTTGTGATGCCGGATTTCGGTATCACTTTTTATAGGTTTTCAATTAATTCTTTTGAATATACTTCAAGTATTATTTTTTCGAAATTAGAAGATGACATTTTGTGAAATATTCTTTGATTTATAATTAAATCTTTAAACCACAATTACAATTTAATTTTATATTTTAAGAAAAATCCCACGAATCTTCGCCAATTGGTTTAGCTGTACTACTGTGAGAATATTCAGACACTTTGGCTTCGAAAAAATTTGTTTTACCATCAAGACTATACGTTTTCATAAAGTCAAATGGGTTTTCTTTTTTGTATATCTTATTAAAGTTTAATTGAACTAGAATTCTATCTGCTACATATTTAATATAATCAGTCATTAACTCCGTATTCATACCAATCATTTTACATGGTATTGATTCAGTAATAAACTCAATTTCAATATCTACTGCTTCAGTTATTATTTCCTCAACTCTTTCTTGGCTTACCTTATTATTCAAATGTTCATATAATAATATACCAAAATCGCAATGAAGTCCCTCGTCTCGTGCAATAAGTTCATTTGATTTACCTAACGCTTTAGTCATTTTATTTCTGCTTTTTAACCAAAAAATAGATGCAAATGAAGCACTGAAAAATATACCTTCAACAATTATGAACGCTATTAATCTTTCTTCAAAATGTCTATCTTTATTCATCCATTTAATAGCCCAATCTGCTTTACGTTTTACACATGGTATAGTATCAATAGCATTGAATAATTTTTCTTTTCTAATAGGTTCTTTTACAAAAGTATCTAATAATAAAGCATATGTCATACCATGAACATTCTCAATCATACTTTGAAAAGCATAGAAATTTCTCGCTGATGTATCTTTAACTTCCACACAAAAATTACTCATTAAATTTTCCAATACAATACCATCACTACCAGCAAAAAAAGCTAATATATGTTCAATAAAATATCTTTCATTATCAGTAAGTGATTCCCAATCAGTAATATCAGCACTATAATCAATTTCTTTGGAAGACCAAAACATTGCTTCGTGATTTTCATATGCTCTTTGCAAAGCAGGATATTTAACTGGTAATTGAATAAATCTAGAATTATCTTCAATCAATAATGGTTCAGGTAATCTAATAGACATTTTATTTAATATTAATAAATATTTTAAATAAAATTCATTTTTATTTTTTAATTTAAATAAAATAATGCGCATTTATCCAATTAGATTTACAAGAAAAAATTGGATAATTAATTTTTATTCTCTCACTGAGCATAATAAAACAAAAATTAAACTATCTACATTTGATAAAAATAATCCAATGTCTGAAAATAATGAATTATTACACGATATTGACCAAAAAGTTATAAAAGATGAAACATTTACTATTATATTAAATTATCCTTTATCTTATAACTTTACAATATCTATATCATCAGACAACGGATTTACTTTAAAAGAATTAATATATTCGATAAAAATTCTATATGAATTTATATACGAAGAAGAAGAAAGAACTGCTATTCCACAAACATATAATTTAAAAAAAGTATGTTCCTCTTGTAATCTCAAAGATCTTGACAATTATTCTTTAAATATTGAAGATAATGATGAATGTTCTATATGTTATGAAAGTCTAGATAAATATGCTTGCAAAATAAATTGTAATCATATCTTCCATAAACATTGTTTAAAAGAATGGATTAAAAACTCTAAATCTTGTCCTATATGTAGAACAAATATATTCATGTGTCATAAATGTGATGGTGGTATAATATATTATCAATTTAATGGTGTTGTTGTACCTCTTGAATCTAGAGGTGATTTATTAATAAGAAATAATACAAACGGTGTTTTCGGTATCTATGGATACTATATGGAAGATTTATTACTAAAGTATATGTTCTACGACAACATTAACAAAAAATTATTTTTGAAAATGAGTTAGTTAATAATACAACAACATTTATCATTTTCAGAATTACTATTTAATATCATGTATCTGTCGTCATGTAAACATTTACTGTTACTATCCATTGTTAATATTACCGTATTATTTCTTTCTTCATAGAGTATTTTGTATTTCTCTAATTCATTTTCAAGTAAACTAATATCATTATAAAATTTATTTATATCAATCTTCTTATTAAGTAACTCATTATCTAGTATTTTATTTTCTTCCTTTAACTTGTTGCTTACTTCTAAATACTTTTTAGCTGTTTTATCAAGATTTATATTTTCTTTTTCAAGTTTACTTATATAATTATTTTTATAATCAAGTTCATTTTCAAGTTCTTTTACATTATTTTCATAATATGTTAATTCTTTCTTACATTTAGCAATTTGTTCATTGATATTTCTAAGATTTATTTCATATTCATTACCAATTTTGTAAATTCTTTCTTCATAATCATTTATATACTTCTTAATTGATGCATTTTCAACTATAATTTTATTATTTTGTTCAAGCAACATTTTGTTTTTCTCCTTCTCGTTTTTTAGTTTTACATCTAATTCTGATATAGTATCATCCGCCTCTCTCAAATTATTTAATAATTTTTGTTTATTCATTTTATTATTAATTAATTTAAATTTTTTTATATTATAATAAATGAATCCAGAAGATTATCCAGAAGAAGAAAATCCTGAAGAATACCAACATAATGACGAAGAATACCAACGTAATGATGAATATCTTGAAGATATAGAATTAGGTGACACTGTAAATCAATATGGTCAAGAAGCAGAAGAAATTTTTCTAAATTTTGATACAGATAATGTATATACACATAGTTTTGATGATTTACCACCAGTTCCAGAAGTTCCTACAATTCCTTCTACATATCTTGAAGAATATCTACGTTCTATACCTGAACGTAATGAATCTAATAATAATGAAGATGGAAAAAAAAGAAGAAAGAAAAGTTTGAAGAAGATAAAGAAAAGTTTAAAGAAGATTAAGAAAAGTTTGAAGATAAAGAAAAGTTTGAAGAAGATTAAGAAAAGAAATTCTATAAAGAAAAGTTTGAAGATAAAGAAAAGAAATTCTATAAAGAAAAAGAAGAAAGTTTAACTTACTTTTTATAAATTTTTATATATTCTTTTAATTTTGTTAGTATATTAGCTTTGTTATTATCATAATCTATTAATTCATTCTTCTTTTGTTGATATGGAACATAACTCATAAACCATTTCTCATATTCCTTCGTTCTATTTTTAGATTTCAACTCGTAAAACTTAATTGTCTTAATAGTCTTTAAATCTCTCAATGTAATTTGATATCCTATACATGGTAAATTAAACCTTCTCAATATTTTTATATTTTTTAATTTATATTTATTTTGTATTCTAAATAATGATTTACATGCACATAACAATTTATGTTTATCATATGTCGTTTTATTAACATACGTGAACATTATATATATACTTAATATAGTATCTATAGTAGCAACATTTATATTACCTTCTATCGTATTATAATTATAACATACACCTGGGAACACATCATATACAAATGCAACAGTTCTATCATTCACAATAATTTCAACATTTTCTGGTATATGTTCTCCAATGTTCTCGTGAATTATGATTTTAATGTTTTTATAAAATTTACGCAAATCTGCATAAATTTTAAGCGCTGTTTCCTCATAATTAGATGATATTATATGAAAGTCCGGTATCTTTGAATACATACTCTTATCATATTTAGAATATAATAATCTAGCATATCCACCAAAAAATACAACTTTATCTTTAATTCCAATATCTTTTATTATTCTGAATATTTTTAAGTCATCCTTATCAGGTTCTATATTTTTATTTATACATTTTTTTGTAACTTTGATAGGATAGTGTTTTACAAATAATGAAAATCTATTAAATACTTTCTCCCATCTACTTATATTTCCTTCAGGACGTGATAATTCATTATACATCATCATTAGTAAGTAATTTGAAGGAACATACAATATATTTTGTTTTTCTATCGACTCTGATTTCAACTCTTTAAATATTTCAGGTTCAATATAAGTTATATCTGCTATACCTATAAAATTCACATAAACTTTATATGTTCCATTATGTACTCCAACCTTTGCTTCTACATCTGAAAAACCGTTCTCAAAAAATAAATCCGCGAGTTGTTTTGCATGTTTTATAGGTGTTGTTGAGAAAAAATCATAATCTGGTATATCTTTGTCATCACTGTAAAATCTATACTTCTTTGGTAGAAGATTATTTATAGCTGTTCCACCATAACATAATAATTGATTCTTTATTAAAAAGGTTTCAACTATCTTTACAATATCTTTAATATTTTCGTTTTTCTTCATTTGTGAAATCAGTATCTTCTCTTGTGCTTTCTTTATTCTATTAATTTCTGGAGATTTCATATATTTATTTAATAAAAATAAAATATTATTTTTATTATAAATGGAAAATAGAATTATAATTATATTAGCTTCTTTAATTTTTTACATAATGTTCATATATTCAGGTTATGATAAAATTATTAATTTTTCTGATAAAATAAAAAGTCTTGATAATAAATTATCAAAATACATTAAATTACCTGAATCTATATTAGATTTGGGAATGACATTAGTTATTATTTTAGAAATATTTGGACCAATTATAATTTTAGCTAGAATGATATTAGGTAAAGATGCTTCTTACGAATTAAAAATACTTTCCGATATTACTTTCATATGTTTTATATTATTCATAATTGTTGTTACATTAATTTATCATCCGCCGAATGATAAAATTATACCTTTTTTAAGTAATTGTACAACATTGAGTGGTGTTATAATCATGTTTGTTGTATCCAATTCATATTTAATAAATTAATATTGAAATCTTTTATGACTTTGTATATAAGTACATTTAGTTTCTGGGAATTCTTTTATCAAGTTTTCTTTAATAAATTCCATCACATCCATCGTATTTGTTTGCCCACATGTAAAACAGTCAAATGCAACTAAACCTACATCTGTATATCCATGAGATGAAATATGACTAGAATCTAATAAAAGAACTGATGTGAATCCTGGTGGTGTATCTACATTCAGTATCTCTAAATGTTTATGCATGATTTTCATAGATGTTCTTTCAATTGATTTTACCATCAGATCAAAAATATATTTACCTATTTTATATTCATCTCCATAAATACCTGTAAAATCTGCTAACACATGTGTCCCTTTGTAATTAAAATTATTAGATTCCATATTATTTTTATTATTTATATATTAATTTTAAATTCTTTTTTATAAATTTCTTATCCATATGGGACAATAATTAATTTCCTTGACATTCTTGGGAATTTCCTTGACATTCTTGGGAATTTCCTTGACATCCTTAACATTCTTGGGAACTTCCTTGACATTTTTGAGAACTTCCTTGACATTGGGAATTATATTTGATGATAATTTTCGATACATTTATATAATATATTACTAAACTTTAATTTAAAATTTGAAAAAATTTATATAATAAATGGAAACTATATTAAATTTTATAAATTATGTATACGATTATTTTTTTAAAGAAGAAGAAATTCCTTTTTATATTAAATACATTGAACCTCTTGATGAAGAAGTAGATAATTTAATAAATGAAACAATAAAAGAAATAAAATTAGATAAAGAAATAAATGATCTTAATATTAGATTTATTAATTTAATCAAAGACGACGTCAAAATTGTGGATAATGGTGATGGTGACGGCGACGGCGACGGCGACGATGAAGATGAAGTAGACAATGATCATAATGATAATGAAGGTGCTGTTAAATGCGCAATCCTTACTTAAATTGCATTGGTGATAATTCAACAAAGTTTTTGAATTTACTAAATATCAATACACTGACACCAAATAATGTTGGTTGCATGTTATTATGTGGATTGCTTGAACCTGTTGTTTCGGTAGTAAAAGTATGTGTATGTGCTCCTGCAGAATTTGTTGAGATTGTATGTGTTGTTTCATCACAAGCAGTAATACCTGCACCACCAGCGGCGGTAATATTTTGAACACCATAAGGAATATTATCAACAGTATGTGTATGTGCGCCTGCGCTATTTGTTGTACCTGTATGACTATGTATAGGCATTTCTGGGATAGTTAATGTTACAGTTTCAGTTCCAACATCATCTCCTCTATTACGTTCGGTCAAAGCTTCAGATATTGCTGATAATCCAAACATACCAATAACTTTTGATGTGAAATCGGGTAAATTAAAACTATTGCCATCTTCACTTCCAAAATCAGTTCCAATTATATCGAACAATTCTGGATAATCTGCGCGTGATAATGATCTACCATCACATACTAACCATCCGTTTACATCAGATGATCTAACTGAAAGTTTATAATCTCCAACTTGGAGTGCTTGCAATCTTTCGTATTGAGGAAACTGTCTATGATTTAAATCAGTGACTCTGTTTGCTAAATTATTATTTATTTTAAACATATTTTTTAATTTAAAGAAATATAAAAAAAACTTTTTTTAACTTTGTTATAATATAAAATGAAAAAATCAATACGCAAGCCTGTATATTCACATGAAGAATACAATAGTGGTGATGGTATGCTTACATCAATTTGGGGACCTAGCACCTGGCATTTTTTACACACAATAAGTTTTAATTATCCTGTTCATCCGACACTTGAAAATAAGAAACATTATCGCGATTTCATTTTAAGTCTGGAGAACATATTACCTTGTAAATATTGTAGAATAAATTTGGAGAAGAATTTTAAACTTCTACCATTAAAAATGGAACATATGAAGAATAGAGACAGTTTTTCGAGATATGTTTATAATCTACATGAAACCGTTAATAAAATGTTGAATAAAAAATCAGGTCTTTCATATGAAGATGTTAGAGATAGATATGAAGGTTTTAGAGCTAGATGTATTCTTGAGAAGGAAAAAAAATGTAGCCCGAAAAGAAAAAGCAGAAGTCCTAAACATAAAGGATGTACGAAACCATTTTATGGGAAGAAATCTAAATGTATTATGAAAATAGTTCCTCATGATACTAAATGTGAAACTTTTCAAATTAGTAAGAAATGTGTTTTAAAAAAATGATAATTGTTAATGACAATGAAAAACATTACATTTTTACAAAAATATTTTTGTAAAAATTCTTAAAGATTATAAAAAATTGTTAAAAAATTAACAAATTTGTTAAAAAATTAACAATTTTTAACAATTAATTATTTTTTAAAGATAATTGAGAATTATAAATCACTTTTTTGATTTTCTCTTCGACCTCTTTTTTGACCTCTTTTTTGATTTTTTCCTTGACCTTTTTTTCGACCTCTTTTTTGTTTTTTTACCATCTGTCACAATAAAATCTCCATATTTATTAATTCTTTGTCGTTTATTTCCATTAAACATTTCTGCACCGCTTATTTCTAATAAACATTTCAATAAATCTGTAGAATTTTCACAATCACGATATATACCTATTTGTTTCATAATTTCAATAAATGTATCAACACTATAAATATCATCTTCCGAACGTGGTATTGTACCTAATATTCCTGTATACAATATACTCATTTATATAAATATAAAAAAAATTTTTTCTTTGTAAAAATATTTTAAACTTTTTATAAAAATATAATCATCTACACACACACACATTTTTTTTGCACTTTTTTACTTAACCATATTTTGATGCTTAAATTGAAATATATATTTCAAGTTGTTTTTCACGTATAATATATATTAAAAATTATCTTTAGAGATAAATATTTATCTCTAAAGATAAATATTTATCTTTAAAGATAATTATTTTTTGTTAAAGGTATATTTCAGGTTTATATTTATTTTTCGTAATTTATCTTTAAAGATAAATATTTATCTTTAAAGATAATTCTTAAAGATTGAGAATTATAAAAGATGGAGAATTCTTAAAAGATTGAGATTTCTAAAACTTTTATAAAAATAATTCTAAAAACTTTTATAAAAATAATTCTAAAAATAATTTTATAAAAATATAATCATCTACACACACACACATTTTTTTGCACTTTTTTACTTAACCATATTTTGATGCTTAAATTAAAATATATATTTTAAGTTGTTTTTCACGTATAATATATATTAAAAATTATCTTTAGAGATAAATAATTATCTCTAAAGATAAATATTTATCTTTAAAGATAATTATTTTTTGTTAAAGGTATATTTCAGGTTTATATTTTTTATTACTTATTTTTCGTAATTTATCTTTAAAGATAAATATTTATCTTTAAAGATAATTCTTAAAGATTGATATTGAGATTTCTTAAAAGATTGAGATTTCTTAAAAGATCGAGAATTCTTAAAAGATTGAGATTTCTTAAAAGATTGAGATTTCTTAAAAGATTGAGATTTCTTAAAAGATTGAGATTTCTTAAAAGATTGAGATTTCTTAAAAGATTGAGATTTCTAAAACTTTAAAAAAAATAATTCTAAAACTTTTATAAAAATATAATCGTCTACACACACACATTTTTTGCACTTTTTTAGAAACATATATTTCTAATCATAATTTATAGTTAAAAATATAACAAACATTTTAACTTGCTTACAAGTTTAATTTTTATGTTTTTTCTTCATATATTGCTCTTTAAAGAGCAATATTTATCTTTAAAGAGCAATATTGCTCTTTTGAGAGCAATGTTAAAGAGATCGAGAATTATAAAAGATCGAGAATTATAAATTATAAAAGATCGAGAATTCTTAAAGATTGAGAATTATAAAAGATGGAGATTTTTAAAAGATGGAGAATTATAAAAGATGGAGAATTATAAAAGATTGAGAATTCTTAAAGATTGAGAATTATAAAAGATGGAGAATTCTTAAAGATTGAGATTTTTAAAAGATCGAGAATTATAAAAGATTGAGATTTTTAAAAGATCGAGAATTATAAAAGATTGAGAATTCTTAAAGATCGAGAATTCTTAAAGATCGAGAATTATAAAAGATTGAGATTTTTAAAATATTTTAAAAACTTTTACAAAAAATATTTTAAAACTTTTACAAAAAATATTTTAAAACTTTTACAAAAACTTTTAAAAACTTTTTAAAATATTTTTATAAAAATATAATCGTCTACACACACACACATTTTTTGCACATAAAAAACATAAGGTATTTTAGAACTTAAAGTTTTTTTTTATGTTTGAATTGATTTTCAAGTTTAATTTATTAAAAAATTGTTAAAAAATTAACAAATTTGTTAAAAAATTAACAATTTTTAACAATTATTTTTTATTAACCTAATTTTGTGGTTAATAAAAAAACACATAATTTTTAAAATAAAAAAAAATTGTTTTTTTTTTAACAATTAATTTAAAAATATGTTTGTAAATATATAAATGGAATGCGATTATTGTAAAAAAACTCTAAGTTCAAAAAGTAATTTGAGTTATCATCAAAAAAATAATAAAGCATGTTTGATTATTCAAAACGAAATCAAAAACAAAAATGAGATTATGATTAAATTAGTTATTTGTGAGTTTTGCAATAAATCTTTTTCTGAATCAAATCTTATAAAACATTTAAACAAATGTAAAATAAAAAAAAATATTGAAACTCTAAATTTTAATAAAGAAAAAGATATTGAAATAAAAAAATTAATAAAAGAATTAAAAGAAAAAGATGACGAGATTGGTAAATTAAAAAAAGAAAATAATGAACTAAATTTAGAAATAGTTTCTCTAAAAGCAGAAAATAATATATTCAGTAAAGGACATCAAGAAATGATAAAACTTGCTAAACAACCTAAAACAACTAAAAATAATAACAACATTATAATTGGAAATAATTTTTTTAATAATACTGAAAAGGTAAAGGATATTATAAATACAAAATTAGACAGGTATGATATTGCTGGTGGACAAAAAGGTATAGCTCAATTTGCAGTAAAAAATATCCTCAAAAACGACGAAGGTTTACTAAATTATGTTTGTACAGATTCAAGCAGGGGTGTTTTTAATCTACTTCATGACAGTGGTGAACTTGAGAAAGATATTAAGGCTACTAAATTAACTAATCTGTTATTTGAAAGTGGATTAAAAACAAAAACTAATGACATAGGAAAATCTTTATGGACAAAAGAAGATGGTACTTATGATGTTGAAAAATTCAGAATATATCAAGAACCAATTTGCGAAATAAACACCATGAACAGTGATAATTCAACATTTAGGAACGAACTTGCGTGTTTGACAATAAATTAATCAAATTCTGAAATATTTTCAATAATATCTAAATCTTTTAATTTAGTAAATATTGGTTTTCCTGTAATTTTAGATGGAATTTGCAAAATATATTCGTATTTATTTAGTTTACTAATAAAATACCCTAGACTTTTAATAGGAGTTTCATAACTAAGACGATTTATATTGTTTAATTCATTTTTATTAGTTGTACCAAAATAAATATTATTTTGAATATTTGTTCGAACAGATGGTGGAATAGATGTATAGTATTGTGTTAATATTATTAAATCTATTTTATAATGTCTTCCACACATCGAAAGATGTTCTAAAGTTTTTTTAATTTCTTTTTCTTTAAAACAACTACTATAATCATTAATAATAATCTGAATTCTAGGAATAAAAATAGTATATTGCTTCTGTTTAATAATTAAATTTTTAATAACATCAATTTGCAACTCTTCATGATTGTAATGTTTTGTTACCCAAAATTTAATTGGTTCAGGTGTAGGAGAAAAGTAATAACGTTCATCACAAGGATATTCTATTATAAATTTATTTGCTAAATAACTTTTACCAGAACCTGAAATACCAATAAATAACCATGCATTTGAACAATATATATCTAAATGTTTATTAAGTAAATTAATAATCTTTTTGTTTGAATCATCTTTAATCTCTGAATATTTTCTCTTCATAATTTCTAATTATATTTATTAAAACATTTAAATAATATTCAATTTTATTACTTCTTTTATGGTTTGATGATATATCTATATTCAAAAATTGGTAGCCGGGAAAATTTAATTTATAAAAACATATTTTATAAATTATATATATTATCTTCTCCTTGGTTTAGGATTCCACCATCCATTATTATCTTTTGTATAATGTTTAGTACTAAATACCGGCCAATTATACGGATAATAACTTAAATAATCACTTTCTTTTTGAGGCATATTATTTTAAAATATATTGTATTGTCTTTAAATTAATTTAATTTAAAGTTTTCTAATGAATTGTTATATTTACCATATTGATTAGATACTACATATTTTCCATATATGATTTTATCATTATTATAATGATTATGTCCATGTATCCACATTACCATATTATTCATCTTAATTATTTCCGATTGTTCAGACGCAAAATAATTCGGAATTATTCTCTGAAAATTTTTTAAACATAATAATGATGGACAGTAATGTGTCGCTACAATATAATTCTTATCTCTATTTTGTGATAATAATGTTTTTAACCAGTTTACATGATCTAAGTGTTCATTGTATCGCGATTTTGGTAATGTAGACCATAATGTACATCCAGATATGTATAAATTATTTTCATGACATAGTAAGTGTGATTTTTTTTGTAGATAAAACAAGTTATTCCTTTTAGAACATATATTTTCTATATCTTCTTCTGCTTTCTTATTCAAGTCATACTCATGATTACCGCTAATAACAAACACTTTGTCAAATTGCCCTGACATTTCAAGCAAAAAATGTTTGTAATTTTCGCGGTGTGGATAACCAATATCACCTGCTAATATTAAGTTAGGTTTAGTGGGTATGATATGACGAATATATCCCATTTCTAAATGTAAATCGGAAATGTATTGGACTAAAGATAATGAACGTGACAATAACATATTTTAAATTAATTCGTAATTTAGATTTTTAAAATCATAAAATAATTTCAATTTTTCTTCTGGTAATCTTAATTTTTGATGACAAAGAATAGAATAATAGTTGTAAGTTGTATAGCATTGTTTTAATAGCATTTTTTCTTCGGAACATAAACACAACGTAGATTTTGGTTTATAATCTAAAATTATTTCAGGAGGTGAAAAAAAAGATGTGATTTCAGTGAAAATATTTTCAGAGTCTTCAATTATGTGTTTAAAATCTTTAAAAAAATAATTACCGTATTCGACGTCGTCTTCTTTGATATTTAGATAATAAATAAAATCAATATCAAATTCTTCATCCAAGCGACTTACTTCTTTATTAAATTCATCAAGCAAACACTTATAGTAGTCTAAATTTTGATACATATTATTGGAATAGTCGTTCTTATAGCACAAGAATTTTTTAAAAGTTTCAAAAATATCATGTCTAGTCAAGTTTCCTTTATAATTTTTAACAATATGTTTCCAATCTAAGGAAGTGGAAAATTCAAAAGAGAGAAATTTACTGCAATATTCAAAGTATTTGGACATTTTATAATACTATTTATAAAATGTCGAAAGAAATAATCGATTTTTTAAAAATTATTTTTGTTACAGTTACGAACCCAACAATCACTGCAAACTATATTATCAGTACAGGAACATTTGTATTCTAACTGATTTAGTTTGTGAATGAACATTATTTTTAACATGTCGCAATAAATATTTCTACAATATTTGTTGTATATCATAAACATTGAACCTAAACCAATAGTAGATGTTAAAATATATAATCTTCTCATATATTATTATTTTTTTTCTATAAATATAGTTTGGTATTTTCTCCAATGGAAGTAACGATATCATTGTGATATTTCTTGATTTTTTGAGCCTGTTTAATATATTTATGTTTTAATAACCATTTTATAATTTTAGCAACATCTTTATAACTATCAGCTGGTTTGTATATGTAATGGATATCAAATTTATCACAAATTTTATATTTACCATCTTTCCCACTAATACCAGATTTATCAACAAAGTATAAATGTAACTTTGAAGGCATTTTTGCATAGGGATGTTCAGGATTGATTATTTTTTTATTAAGTCTTCTGCTTCTACTTCTACTTCTACTTTTCTTTATTAAACGTCGTTGACTTCTTAGCATTTATTAGTATAAATAAATTATTTTTTTTTTACAGTTACGAACCCAACAATATATATATAATAAAAAAATGGAACGAATAGATGAACTGAAGCATGTTGTAAAGAAAATAAGATAAGTTTACTTTCAATTGATTGATGACCTAAATATTTTAACGAGAGTAATTTTATACACATAATGTAGGACTTCGATCTAACTTGAATTTATAATAATTAATTTTTTTATTATATATAATAAAAAAATGGAACGAATAGATGATTATAAACCTACTGAAACAGGAACTGGATCTCCTAGAAAAAGTATTGAAGAAAGACTTGCAGACCTTGAAGCATGTTGTAAAGACTTAAATTATATTAAATTTAGAATATTAATTGATTTAACAAATGGGTTTTCTGAAAGCGAGGAAAAAGTTTACAAGTTTAAAAATTTAAAATTTTTATTAGAAAATTTAGACTATATAAGTTTAAATTTTAATTTCGATGATGGTGGTATACTAAATAGTAAGTTCATGGATATTTTTATTTATATGGTTGAAGCAAATTGTCAATTTGATTACGAATTATGTTCAAAATTTATAGACTTTCTTTTAAAACATAATTGTTTTGGTGGTGGAATCGGTAATATTAAAAATTTAGAAGTAGTATTTAAAAATAGAAAAAAAGGTTTATCATATGATATGATTGGAAAAATTATAAATGAAAAGTCTTTAAAAAAAGATGGTAAACAGAAAAGAAAAAGCAAGAAAAGAAAAAGTAAGAAAAGAAGCAAAAGAAAGATGTAAATTAATTTTTTAAACTTATAAAAAGTTTAAAAAAAATACAAAACAACAAACAATTATTTTTTGACTTTAATAGACATTTTAATCCCCATAGCTTGTAATTCTTGCATAAGAAGTTTGGAAGCATATGGAAAATTACATTTAGATATTTTATCACTATCACAAGCTTTACATTCAGTAGGTGTAGTAGAAACATTTCCACAAATATCACAAACATGTATTTTATACGGGTCTGATTTCTCAAACAACCGTTCTTTTAAAAATTTAGAAGCACCGTGTGCTATAACTGTATCTCTTTCCCGGATATACCAGTTCATCTAGATATTTCTTTCTAGAATCATTACATCTACTAATTCGACATAATAAATAAGTATATGGATTTATTATATCTTATTAGTAGCACCTTCTCAGGTGGGCCTAGACTATATCTTAAGCTATCATAGAAATTGTCAATTTTCTCAAGCCCACTACCATTTAGTCGTTGAACCTTCTCCATATCCTAACATAACGGACTTAGGAGCTTGGCTGCGGATCATCTCTATTTTCTGAGTTTTTACCATATTCTTAGCAATTAACTAAGACCCTTATATTATTTCTAACATAAGTTAGTATCAGAAACTTAAACAAGATATTCCCGCAATTTGGAAGTGTTGCCTACCATACATAGACTAGCAATACGTTGAAGTACCACTGAGACTTATTAATCTCCCCAAATCTTAACTTTAATACCAAGTTCATCTAAACATTTCCTTTTAGAATCATTACTTTTACACATTCACTATTAACATCTATTGCCGTAAAATGTTGATAACTACAATGTAACATCCTCACGGATGGGAATAGAATAAATCTTAAGCTCTTTCAAGCCCACTTCCATATATTCGTTGCACCTTCTCCATATCCTAAACGGACTTAGGAGCTTGGCTCAGGATTATTTCATCTTTTAGATTTTACCTATACCTCCGAGTTTTCCCCGGAGCCATTAAGAGATTTCTCATCTTAACTTAGGACTAAAAGCTCTTTAAGGATAATATTTTTTTACTAATTTATTAATATATGCATCAACCATTTTTCCATTATTACATAATTTTATACACAAATATCCACTCGGTAAGATTTTAGGTTTTAAAAATTTTTTTGCTTTTTTGCTAAATACTTTACCATCTTTTGTTATAAGATAATTCGGATAATCTTTTATTTCTTTACCATCAACGTCAATTTTGTTTATTATTTCATCTTTTATTTCATATTCCCATTTAAAACCACCCGAAGACTTTCTGTTACCCTTACATACATCGCTTATACGTCTATCATTTGTATTGGTTTTTTTTGAAGCTTCTAAAATTGAATTAAATGTTGCAATATAAATACCATCTATTGTAAATTGTTTAACAATTTTACATACACCCCCTTTATGTAAACCAGTATTTAATGCATGTGTTGAATTTTCTTTAGCAGAAACCCATTCTAAATTATCTACTTTATTATTTTGTTTATTTCCATCCTTATGATTAACATAAGGTTTATTATCACAATTTAATAAAAATGCTTTAGCTACTAAACGATGAATATTTGACGTGTTTTTAGTTTTTGTTTCCGGACTATATAAGCAAACAGCTTTATACCCATTTCTTATGTGTTGAGAGGATATTTTTTTTGTTTTAATATTTCTAATTTCTCCATTGGTTGAAACTTCATAATAATTAGTAAAATCAGGTTTATGTATACATTTCCAAATTTCCATTTTTATATAAATGATAAATCTTTAAATCGTATATCCTAAAACCCATCATGTTCGAAACTTCCCCTGAATTTGAAAGTGTTGCCCGTTACGACGCGGACTAGCAGTATTTTTACATACCACTGAGGCATAAAATTTTTACCTCCATCTCTTGCGATTATACCAGTTCATCTAGCTATTTCTTTCTAGAATCATTACTTTTATTAAGTCGATAAAAATAGCCATTGGTATAGGACTATTTAACCTCATTAATAACACCTTCTCAGGTGGGTCTAGACTATATCTTAAGCAAACATTAAATTTGTTCGCCCATTTCCATTTAGTCGTTGAACCTTCTCCATATCCTAGCGGGACTTAGGAGCTTGGCTGCGGATTTTCTCTATTCTTTAATTTTTTACTCTCTTAGCAATTAACTAAGACCCTTATAATATTTCTAATATAAGTTAGTATTAAAGACCTAACAAGATGTTCCCGCAATTTGAAAATGTCGCCTACTATACCGTAGACTAGCAATATTTTGCAATACCACTTAGACCATATTGATCTTCCTTCTCGTTGGAACCTTTGCTTTCACAAAGGACTAGACTGTATCTTAAGCAGATTCAAGTTGATTAGACTATCATTATCT